CTCTTACCCCCGCGCCACCACCGCCCGCGCCACCACTTCCAACGGTAGAGCTAGCATGACTTCCGCCGCCACCACCAGCGTATGTAACGCTAGTGCCTGTTATGGTTGATGCCGTTCCAGCGCCACCGTTCCCACCAACACCACTGCCGTTAGTCCCAGCAGCGCTTGCCCCGCCACCGCCACCACCACCAGTAGCACCACTACCACCTCCGTTACCGCCGCTATTTCCCTGCGATGGTGTTGTTGAAGGTGTATTGCCAGCCGCTCCAGTTTGGCTTGGATTTGGATTAGCTGAACCAGCGCCGCCTCCAGATCCACCGGTTAAGGCTCCCAAAGCTGATACGGTATATCCGCCGCCTGCACCACCACCATACGCTTTGAATGTATTGGTACCAGCACCAGATGGATTTTCGGTAATCGGTGAACCAGCTATTGATGAGTCTGTCCCCGAACTTCCTCTACCGTTAGCACCAGCACCGCCAGAGCCAACAGTAATGGTGTATGAAGTTCCTGCTGTTACTGCTAAACCTGTCCCAACTCTGAAACCACCGGCTCCACCGCCACCTCCAACCATTTTATCTGCACCATCTTGCCCACCACCGGCTCCACCGCCAGCGACAACCAAATACTCAACTGCGGCAACACCAGCAGGGCAGGTCCATGTTCCAGACGAAGTAAATATCTCAGTAACAAGAACACTGTTAGGCCAGTTTTGGCCCATGATGGCATCACGAATAGCGTTTAACCGCCAAATGCCGTTTGCATCAGAACTAGAAGGAAATGTAGCCATGATCTACACCTTAAGAGATCGTCGTGTAAGAGCAGGTATAAGTTATTTTGGATGCCGTGGAACTCGTCGCCCACAGTGTTGACGCCTCACCCGACACGCTCGTGTCTAGTAAATAAAGTGATGTCCCTGTAGTCATCAACTCCACCGTGCCACCTGCTGGAACGGTCAGCAAATAACACAAGGCTCTGTAGGTTGAACCATCAGCAAGCCTTAACTCAACCGTTGCGTTATACGATGAACTACCATCAATATTCGTCATCAAGATCGAGTTGATCTTATGCGTTGCCCCAGTTGCTGGTGCTGTCACTAGAGCATTTCGTGAGGTATCTGAAGGAGTTATAGACACCGTATGCGGAACGATGCTCGTTACAGAAACTATATTTGGGGCCGCCATATTAACCTCCGAAAACTAAAGCCATAGCTATAGCAAAACCTGTTGTAGAAAGAGTTCCAGTTGCATTAGGCAGAGTCAATGTCTGTGATGCCGTAAGCGTGGTTGGGGTTAGCGTCACCGCATAGCTTGATGTACCACCCGCACGTCCTGCAAGCACCACGGCATCCTGCGTTGAAGCAGCCTCTGAACGAATCGCACTGGCCGCACGGAATGTCTGCGCTGCGGTAAATGTCTGCGCCGTTCCTAATACAGCTAAAGTTCCCGTGGTCGGCAATGTGACGTTGGTTGCACCAGTAGATGTCAGCGTAATGCTGTTAGCACCGGAAGTGATGAGCGACGAACCATTGGCAACCGTCAACGTACCCGTGCTTGTTGAGACTGTTAAGCCGTTGTACTTACCCGCCGTGATGTCACCCGTTGTATCGGCAATCGTTGCAGCCGAGTTCTGGATCAGCTTACCCGTGGTGCCATCAAACCGGACAATCGCGTTATCCGTTGCAGAGGCTGGACCAACCACATCGCCTGTTCCACCACCACCCGTTGCAGCAATCGTAATACCACCAGAGCTATTGGTGATCGTAATACCAGATCCTTGCGTCAACGTAGCAAGGCTAAAACCTGATCCATTACCAATCAGCAACTGACCATTCGTTGGTGTGGCCGAATTACCTGTACCACCGTTCCCAAAAGGCAGCGTACCTGTGACCTGAGAGGCTAGGTTGATATTGCTGATCGTATTGTTAGCACCATTGATGGTCTTGTTGGTCAGGGTTTCTGCCCCTGCCAGCGTCGCTAACGTGCCGGTCGTTGGTAAGGTAACCGATGTGTTGCCGTTTAAGGTCAGCCCAAGACTGTAGTTACCTGTGAAGGTAAGCGTATTCAGTGCATTGTTAGATACACCCGTGCCGCCATTAGCAGGACTTAAGTTGCCAGCAACCGTTACCGCACCACCTGTTGCCGTGCTTGGCGTTAAGCCCGTCGTACCGAATGAGATCGTTGCTACGGTATTGCTTGTGGTTGCCAAGGTTCCTGATGTGGGAAGCGTGACGTTTGTAGCACCCGTGGAAGTTAACGTGATGCTATTAGCACCAGAGGTTGCAAGCGTAGATCCATTAGCAAGTGTCAGCGTACCCGTGGTCGTGGATACCGTTAGGCCATTCAAACTTGTTGCTGTAGCTACACCAAGAACAGGCGTGGTAAGCGTAGGTGATGTCGCTCTAACGACATTCCCTGTACCGGTATTCGCTGTCCAAGTCGGCGCTGATCCTGTGGAAGTCAGAACAAAGTTAGACGTACCTATGGATAAGAAGCTTGTCGCACCTGATGCTGTCTGATAAGGAACCGACCCTGCTGCACCACCTGCAAGATTTGTAGCCGTCCCAACCGTCACACCTGATGCAGCACTCCACTGTGGTGCTGTTCCTGAAGACGTAAGGATGGTCGTACTTGAACCAAGCGCAAGCTTGGTAAACGCTGTACCCGTGGCGTAGTAAATTAAATCACCAGCGGTGTAACTAGACTGACCTGTACCACCCTGATCCGTGGTTAGCGTACCTGTAGAGGTAAGTGCCTTAGATCCATCCGTAAAGACTGCTTTACTTGCCGTGGCCGAAGATAAAATCGGTGCCGAACTAAAGGTCTGTATGCCCGTAAATGTCTGAGCCGCATCCGTCCGTGCAATCGTTGCACTGGTCCCCGGAAAGGTCATCGTGGTGCTATCAGTACCCGCTAGCGTCAGGCTATTACTAGCCGTTAATGTCTTGCCATCAGCAATGGTCAGTGTTGCGCTAGATGCCGGAGCAGTGATCGTGACTTTGTTGTAAGCACCGGCTGTGATGTCACCTGTCGTATCAGCGACAAATGCTGCCGAGTTCTGAATAACTTTACCCGTCAGACCGTCAAATCTTGCAATTGCGTTATCAGTAGAAGACGCGGGCCCGTCTACATCACCCGAAGCAATCTCTTTGAAATCACCGGCATTCGTATCCCAGGCTACCCAAGTCTGTTTGCCCGGAGCAACCGAAATACCTGTCGTAGGCCCAGTACTTCCCCTGATCGTGACATTGAACCCACCAGAGGTGTTGTTCATCACAATGTAGGCTTTACTGCTATTGGGTACGTTTATGTAGCGTAGTTGCGATCTGGAACCGGTACAGTTCAGGATCATGTACTGGGCTGATGTAGACCCAATATTCGTTGCTAAACTTGTACCTTGCGTCAGGGTCAGCGTGACATCACCGTCAGTGCTTAATGTCTGTGTACCCGCAATTGCAATATCAAGGTATGAGGTAACGGCGTTGTTGACATCGTCGCCCCATACTCCAGGCTCGGTGCCCGTGACAGGCCGACCGAGGGCCAAAAGGGATGTGTAATTGACTGTCATGTCGTTATCTCAGTCCAATTAGCGGTTTGAGAAGTATTGATCTGCTCCCAGAACAATACAGCAGAGATGCTATCAGCACCAGATGCGTTTTCAAGTACAGATAGCTGCATTTCCACGTTGATTGAAACAAGGTCATTACCAGCCGCATTCTCAAGCACAGAACTAATAAAGCTTGCTGAACCTGAAATACTGTCTGCACCAGCAGATGTTTCAATAATTGTTCCACCAAAATTAGCAGCCCCTGCAATTGTATCTGCACCACTGGCTGTTTCAAGAATATTGGCGGCGAAGTACGGGTTGCCTGCCATGAGGTCATTGCCCGATGCGGCTTCAAGAATAGATGCTGGATACTCAACCCCCGGCACAGCAACTGTGTCGTTTCCTGAAGCCAGTTCAAGAACAGAACGATCATAAGCTGACCTGCCCCAAGGCCCAAATCCCCATGCACCTGATCCCCAGCCGCCTTCACTCATGTTGCCGTTAATGAAAATTGGTACGTTACAGAAATTACATCACCTGAAACTACCGACCGATCTCCGGGTGATTGGAAGTCTGCGGCACTGAATAACGTACCCGTCGTTCCTAAGATCGTGTTGTTACTTGTTAGGAAGGCACCACCTACCGTTGCGGTTGCGTCAATATTAAACACAGCCTTATTAGAGGTGTTCGTTACTACCGAAGGATTGGCATTTGTTGATGCGGCAAAAGTTGCCGCTGGTCTGGTTGCATCGCTGTAGCAATCAATCTCTGTCCAGCCAGAGTGGGAGGACATCGTATCTGATGCAGCCGGTGTATTACTTGCAGCAGCACCGTATAAGCCCACATACCATGTTGTGATCTGCGCTGCCGAGTTTGCCAGTGCCGTGCCAGCCATGTACTGAAGACCGACGTTAACTACCAAGTTATCACCCTCAGCAGTCCACTTGAGGTTGCCATCCTTGTCATGGCACTCTGCATAGTACCTACCGCAGGCCACAGCCGATTCACCCCACGATGTTTTAGCGGCTAACCCGCTAGAAACTTGATCACCCGCTTTTGCTTTTTCCATCATGCAATCCTTAAAACAGAATCAGTTGCGCCCATCGGGGGAAAAGTGACGATTAAATTTGACGCGTTTTTGGTAATCGTCTGCCCAAAGTTAAGTACACATACTGCACGATTTCCGTTGGTGGAATTGTAAATCAGTGCGCCCGCGCAGGAAAGAGTTACGTTGGTAAAAGTTGCGTCGTCAAACGACCAATATCCTGTATTACTTGATGAAAGGGGCGTGATGTTTGTAAGTGCAATCCCCCCAGCGGTGTAATTGGTTCCACTCGTCGGTACTTCCCCAGTGGATGTGTAAACGGTGGTATCTGCTCCGAGGTTGGCAGTTGCGACGTACAAAGCGAGCTTGAAAACATTGCCTGTCGTCCTTGTAAAGTTGTGCAGTCCTTGGGCAACTTCTGCCTTAAAACTTGTGCACATGGTTTGAACAATTGCCATACTACTTCACCGGATACCGTACTTGACCAGAACGATAAGCGTCCTGACGTTCCATACCATCACCAAGGCGTTTAGCAAGAGCTAAGGCTTCTTCATATTTATTTTGCACTGCTGCCATCATGTCTGGTTCAGCTTTAATAAAGAAGTACGCTTCCCGTAACGAACCATAAAGCAAAACAGAATCAAAGTTATCGCCCAACCAAGTTTGGCCTGAAGCAGCTTCGGTAATTGACTGTGGGTAATAGTAATAATGAAGCTCGACAGAATACCCGGAATCAGGTGTTGGACCTAATAAAAAAGTTAGCTCGTTAGGAAACGTAGGATAGTCGGGGCCAAAAATAGCGTAATGACGTGGGCGACCGGTATTACCAGAACCTAAAGTAACGGGATACGCTTCACGAATAAAATTAACGTCTTTGTTTAGTAAGTAATGGTAGCGCCCCGTGGCATCAATAACAGCCATACTATAGACCGCTAAAAAATCAGAGGGGCATTGGAGGTATTGATTATTTAAAGTGGCGGTCCCTGTTACGTTTTTTCGTAAGGAAGGAAATTGAACGGAGTTATAAATGCGCTGTTCAGCCTGTTTAACAAAAGTCGCAAGCTGTTGATCTGATGTCCACGTTGTTGCAGAATCAGCAAAAGTAATCGTCGGGTAGTCATTTTCGACATACCCTCGGATCGCCTTTTTTAAATCCGTATAGTTCACGCCATCGGACCTCTAGCCATTACACCCTTAGTTGCCGCCCCAGTACCGCGAATCTTAATACCAGAAGTCTTGGGTTTTGCATCCGTAGACTTTGGAGTCGGCGCGGGTTTAGGCTGATTAAAAGGTTTAACTTGTTTCATTACCGCCCCCGTACAGCGTTCTTTTGATTAGCAATCTTGGCGAGGTTGCGCCCCATCTTTAGCATGTTTGCGTTGGTCTTGCCACCCTTGGCAAGTTTGGTCAGAGGCTGACCTTTGTGCTTGGCTTTTTCGTGCTTGTGCACTGCACCAGCAATCATCTTTTTGTCCTGCGCTAAGTCTTTCTTATCCATCATAAACTCCTACGATACGGTGACTGAATTAACAAGTCCTCTAGGGACAAGATCGTTGGGGGTCAAAGCAGCATCAAAAGATCTGGAACCACCAATTGGATACCACCCCCATTGTATAACCCGACTGCCCCCAGAGGGAACCCCATTTTCATCTTGGCTTGAGTCGTCATTTACAGGTTCAATCTGTAAACCATTTAGCCCCGATTGATAATAAGAGTTAGAGTCAACACGAGGATTACGAATAGCCTGTGGGTCATACACAGGATACATACCAAGTTGCAATTGCGGCTGATCAGGTTCCCAACACTCAGGGCAGACAAGAATATTGACGTTCTTAGTCTTAATAACAAGCGACTTTAGCTGCTTCAATTTGTATCTGAAGTTACACCTATCGCACTGCGCGATAGCGTATTTACCAGAGGCAAACTGATTGGGCATTAGAAGCTCCCAGTATTACCTAAATACATCCGGCGCGGTACAAAACGAACCGCAGCTTTCTCACGATCTTCACCCGCTGCAAAATTCCACTGCTCTTCATAAGCAGCTTTAAGAGCTAATAATCGTTCTTGTCCTTCAGGAATCTTTTGAGCTATGTAATAAGCTAATCCTGCGGTGATACAGGGAAGAAACCTAAACGGCATATCAGGAGTTTGAATACCATCCCCAGCATTTTGTATGCGACGCATCCGCCAATAAACTACTTGATAGTACGGCGAGGCTTCAGTGCCTTGGTCAGGGACAGGCCAAACTGTGAATTGTGGGTAGGCGGTTTGTCCGGGGTCGTATGCACTTGTTGCAGGGTACGTGGCTCCAGAGTTCCTGCTGATGTAAATCTGTATCGGTCTTGCTTGAGCCAGCTTGTTTGGGATTGTGGCGTAGGTGGAGACACTAATCCTTGTAAGTGTAAGGTCAGCTTGCGTTGAGGCATTACCTGCACCCGTCCTTATAACGTGTTCAAGCAAGTCAATGGTGTCGTTCGG